GTGCAACGTACCAGACTTTTTTATTAGGCTGACTTGCAAACTTAGCCAATTCGTTAATCGCTAAATATGTTTTACCAAATCTTCTGCCTGTAATCAGAACCCTAAATCGTGAGTCATCTTTTATTACTTTCTTTTGTGGTGCTGTAAGTGGCATTAATCAGCCGACCACACTAGCGGTTCATCTAATTCACTTGATTCTATCTTATCTTGTTGACCCAAAATATTCTTTCCTAAGAATATCTGCATGGTCACATTGCCCTTTTCCGCTGACTTCCATTGAAGTTGTCTAAGACGCATTTTCATCTCACTACGCCCTTTTGTCAGAAATTCCGAATAACTTTTCTCTAAAAGGTCTGGTGAACACCCAAAGAAATCAGCCATTTCTATATTGGTACAACCGAATTTAGCTAGTTTTTGTAGCTGTTTTGTATCTATGTTATACTTCTTTGGTCTTGCCATCCTATTTTTACCCTATAGTAAGGTGGTGTGGCACAGCTTCTCAAGGTTCAACCACTAATCATTGTACTACTACAACAAACAGTCCTTAACTATGTCGACTAATGCCACGAATAATATTTAACAATAAATTTTTTGTTTTTAAAGTTTTTTCTTATTTTCTTTTCTTTGTTTGTTGGCAAGTTTTTTCATTATCTCTACTGTTTTCTTTTTAAACACTCTTGTGTTTCGCTGTCCTGTATCTGGAACTATAGGCTTGAGTGCAAATATTTTTTCAAAATCTTTATCCATTATATCCATCCTATTGTTGGTGATTCAATATTACCTTTTGACCAAATGAACCATGCTAGTGCTAACATACCACCGCTATAAGATTCACCATTCTTCATTAGTGCCTGTCTTTGACTAAATACCCATACTTTTTCTGGGGGGTAACTCCTAAAGAAATCTCGCCTTGCTACACCTTCCAGAAAGCTTAGTTTGAGAAGTAAAGCCACTTTATACCTAGCTAGTTCTACAGCCTTTTCAGCAAACTCTAATGCGTTCTTAAATGGTGGGTTTGTAATGATGTTGTCGTGCTTCTGGGTTTCCATAAGAAAGTCTATGCGTGGTGTTCCATATCCTCTATCTACTAAGTCACTTGAAAACACATTGAAGCCATGTTTTATAAGAACTTTTGATATATGCCCTTGACCGCAACAGGGTTCATAAATGTCACCTCTAAAACTTGCAACCCTTAAAAGGCTTTCTGTTGACTCTTGTGGCGTTGCATAGAAATCATTTTTTTCCCTATTGTCACCAAACCCTATTATTTTCTGTGCTTTACTCATGGCAAATCCCAATAATAGTTTCTAACACTTCTACAGTTCTTTTTAGTAGAAATAGGGTCACGAATTTGGTTGATGGCTGTGGCTAATGCTAAACATTCCGCATGGTTATCAAAAACAAGGCGGTGAACTTCCACATTAGGGTTTTCAATGTCTGTGATAGTAATCAGATACATGGTAAAGGTTATGACCTCTAACATTATAACCATCCTCGCAAATCAAGATATTTTTCAGCCTGTTCTTTTGTAAACTCACCCTCTGCTATTGCTCTTTGAACGTCACCTGTATTGTGTCTGGCTGTAGAAACAACGTAACCTTTAACAGTCTGGCTATCCACGCACTCTTTGAACTGTTTGAGTCTAAAAGAATACATATCAACCTTTTCTGTGCTTAGTGCTTTAGGTTGTTCGTCCAGATACTTCTTAGCTGATAGCCAGAAAGCAGGTTGTTTAGCAAACTGTTTGTCTTCCACCGACTTGTAATACTTGTTATACATTTCTGCTAGTTCTTCTGGCTTTTCTATCCATTCCTTTTCTAGTTTCATGTAATTCTTTTCGGCTGTTCCCTTAGATACCTTATTCGCTACCTTTTCCCAAAATTTTAAAAAGGAGGGTGCATAACTTACTTTGGTTTGTTTAGCGGTAGGGGTAGGGGTAGGGGGGTTTTGGCTAGGTTCTATGCTAGGTTTTTTTGGTCTACCACCAAGCTTACCATTTTGCTTTGATGCTTCCATACGCCTTGAAATATAAAGATATTCCTGAAGTTGCCTTTCGTTTTGGTAGTGGTCATTTACTAAAACAAAAAACTCTTTTATGACTTTATCACAGCTTTTTTTCTCATTATCTGTAAAACAATTAGCTATTCTGTACTGTGTATTTGAATCATTTGGTATTCCTGCACACCTTTTATTCCAGTTGAAACATAGCAACCGAATATAAATGCCTACTTCTTCATTAGTATTCGCAATAGTTCCAGAAATAAAGTCTTCGGTAAATAAGTACCACGCTTTCATTTTCTGCGTTGGTTTTGAATTTTCGTGTATAATCATTTTTTCGAACTCCAATTTAGTTGATTGTAACCCCTCTAAGCGAAAACCTAAAGGGGTTTTTTGGTTTAA